CAGTGATCGTAGCCGTCATCCCGGCGCCAAGCGTCCCAACGGCTCCAGCCCCCGATATATTGAAGTACGCAGCTTGGTCGCTATTGAGCCAGCCCGTGCCGGTTGCGCGGAAAGACACCCAAGTCCTGCCGTTCGCCTTCGCCCAAAAGGATGTTGTGTACGTTGTGCTGGTCGCGAGCGTCCGATTGTTGACGTAACCATGCGCAGATGATCCGCCATCTTCCGTCACAAGGTCAGCGGTTGCAGTTCCGTCAGGCGCCGTGGTCGCGTTTGAAGTGATAGACGATTGAAGCGCTGACCAATCTGCGCCCGCGAGATCCTGACTGTAGGTCATCAGGTTCGTCCGCGCCGCCTCCATCAGCAGGCCAAGACAGTTCCCTGTCGCGTCGTACTCAATGCGCGGGGTGTTCGTTGCCGAGGCGACCAGAAGGCCAGCAGGCCCCATGTACATGGACTGATTGCCGCCCGTGAACGTGAACAGCGACGTAAGCGGGGATACTGTAGGCGCTGCGCCCGCTGCCTTCACATAGCACCCGCTCGTCGTGTTGCCCGACGCAAAGTTCAGGTGGATGCCATCCTGATAGGTCGCGCCGCCATAGGGTCCAACCGCGCCGGATCGAACCATAGGCCGCACAAGGGGGCGAACAAACGAGCGGGGAAGGGTCACTGACCGAGCCTGTATGTGATGGTGCCGGAGGTATAGGCCGTGCAGTTAAGCCGGAACTGGCTCCCCTGCTCTGGCTCATCCACGACGACTGAGACTTCCGTAGAGTTCAGCGCCCATGAGGCAACGGTGCCCAGCACATCGCTGGACACGTCAATCCATGTCGAGCCGCTGTCCGTGGACCGCTCAAGCTTGACCGTGCCCACGCCGCCCTGAAGCCACACAGAGAAGGGGCCTGGGAATGGAAGGAATGCGCTTGACTGCCCCGTGCCCCCGAAGGTGCTGGAGACAGCCACAGCCTTAGCAATTTTCGTCATCAGAAGTACTCCGCAGCAACTGGCTCTTTGGCAGAGCGTTGAGAAACGTGACGCTCAAGCAAGCGGTATCCCGTCTCGCCAAGCAAATAGGGTGTGTCGGAATTGGGGCCGCGCCCGAAGGCTTCAGCGCACTGGCCGGCCACGACTTGGGCATAGGGCAAGGCTGCGGCGTCAGGAATAGAATCGTCGACCCAGTACACAAGCGCCTCTTCAATCAGCCAGGCTCTGACCTTCGACGCCCTGCGCGAGATCATGTCGCTGACATCGGCGGACAGGCTTTCACCTGCCCCCACGATGGCAAGCTCTTCAGCCACAAGCTGATAGAGGTCTGTGTTGGTCACGCTCACTCTGCGGCATCCTCAACGATAACGGCTTCATCAGCCATCACAACCTTGGCAGGCCGTCCGCGCTTGGCCTTGGGGGCCTCAAGCACTTCGACAGCCCCCTCGCTGTCGTTGACCGCCTCAAAGTATTTGTTGCCCTGCAACTTCTTGATTGCGTACTGAAACGCCGCGCTGTCCCTAAACATGCCCGGCAGGACATCAGTCGGCACTGTCTCGATGAACTTGACGCCGTACATCGTCACTGCTGACGGCATCGGCGTTTCATCAAACTCAACGCCCCCGATATAAATGAATCGCATAGATCCTCCTTGAAAGAAAAAGGAAGGGGCGAACCATAAGCCCGCCCCTCCGTCGCATTACGAGTTCGGGCCTTCGAAGCGGCCTGTGAGTGCAAGGTACACAGTACCCGTCGCGCCCGTTGCCGGACCCGTGGGGATTGCGCCTGTGATAACCGTGTCGTCGGTGTACAGGTAGCCGAAGCCAGTCGTGGCAAGTGCGCTCGAAAGCGTGCCTGCCTGACCAACGGTCGACGCCGCGAAAATGCGGTCCGCGTCGCCAGAGTCACCGATGTTGATCGTCACGGTCGGCGAGCCGTTCGTGTCGATGTCCGTCGCTTCAAGCGTCGCAGCCGTCAGGCGGAAGCCCTTGGGAACGGTGCCGAAAACGAAGGCGTCGAGGTTGGCGGCTGCCGCCGATACGCTGACTTCCCAATAGAAAGTCATGGTGTTGCCAGGATGCGCACCGACGAAAGCCTTCGGTGAGTTGGCGTACTGCTTGGAAGTGTAAGTTGCCATTGATTGTTACCTCTCATCCCGATACTTTAATCAGCGATTCGGGAGTGTAAGATGATGGATAGAACTTGGATTGAAGCGGCCAATTTCGAGAAGTACGAAGTGTCGAATGACGGCCTTATGAGAAACAAACGGCCACGGAGTGACCGACCTGAACTTCTCAAAGGGTCGCCAGACAAAGACGGGTATATCCGCTATGCCTTGCGCGCCGACGGTAAGACTTGGAACCGCATTTCCCACCGCATCGTGTGGGAAAGTTTTGTCGGTCCAATACCGCTTGGTATGCAAATCAACCACAAGAACGGCGTCAAAAACGACAACCGCCTTGAGAACCTAGAGGTTGTTACGCCCTCTCAAAATGTGCTCCACAGTTTCCGCGTATTAGGCAAAAAGCCGTGTATCAACCCAAATCCGGGCACGAAGAACGGACGCGCCAAACTCAATGAAGCATCCGTCCGTGAGATCAGAACACTGATCCAAGCCGGTCTTAGCGACAAAACAATCGCCGCCCGGTTTGGAGTTTCGCCCGCATCCATTTGGTTCATAAAAACCAAGCAGACTTGGACTAGTGTTGCATAAATGCTTCAGTCCGCGAGGCCAGAAACGTATACGGTCACGATGCCCTGCTGCTTTGAAGCGGACGAAGATCCCGTTCCAAAGTGCAGCTTGGCAATGCCGCGCAGTTCCTCGATGGCAACACCTGGGCGGAACTTGTAGTCGTCCGTCATGTCGGTGATCGGCATCGGTTCCTGACCCCAAGCAACGCCCATGGCCTGCTGACCGCAGAGGAAGCAAGGCTCAACAGCGATAGAGCCGTTACCAGCCGTCGCGAAGATGCTCGAGGTCGTGATGAGCGTCGAGATTTCTTCGATCTGGCGGATGATGACACCATCATAGATGAGGTCGCCGTCCTGGAAGAGCGGGTTCGAGTTCATGCCGCCTGCTTCGCGAGCGCGGGCGTCGCGATTGGCTGCAATCATCGTCGAGTCAGCCTTGAGGTCGCGGAACGAGCGCGATCCAGCGAACATGACGAAGTACTCGCGCCCGTCTTCGAGACGGAACGGGCGAATGGCCGGCGAGGCGTTCTTTGCAAGACGCTTCGCAAGGCTCACCGTGGCAGCAGTCAACTTGTCGTTGGTGCTGTCAACAGTTGCCAAGCCGGTGGCGTGGGTGGCCGAGTAGTTGCTCGTAGCCGCACCGAACAAGATGCGGTCAGAGTTGGCAGCACACCACGTGTTGTAGTTCGCAGCCGTTGCACCCGTGACCACGACGTTACCGTCAGAGTCAACGATGTCAACCGCAGGGATCGAGGACGTGGTGACCGTGGGGCCAGCCATGTACTTGATCATGTCGGCGCGCAGCGTATCAGCCGACCACAGCTTGAGCATATCACGACCAGCGTTCAGCAGGTCAATCTCGGTCTTGTACGACGTGGACTTCGGCACCTTGACGGCGTTACGAATCCAGTCAACCGAGATAGCGCAGTTGTAGTTGCCGAGCTGCTCTTCCTTGCCGTTCAGGACGCCAGAGCCACGAACACCAGCAGCCGTCAGCTTGGTGATGAGCGGGACGTTGATCGTCTTGCCGGATTCGGAAGCGAGTTCGTACATCGAGACGATGACCGAAGTCTTCTTGCGGCCCATGTACGGGAGGAAGCCAGACTCACGGACATATTCCGCGAGGTAATCTTTTGACCAAATCTGCTTCTCAAGAGCAGACGAAAGGGAGGTCTCAGCCATTTGAGTGTCCTATTATTTGAACACTGCGTTGAACGCTTCGCCTGGTCCGACCGGAACGTTAGGGGCTTTGCCCCCGGCGCTCGGTGCGGATGCAAGTGAAGGTCTTGGCAGTGCGGGTTGGGGAGATGGTGCCGCCACTCCAGCCGGCTGCGCCTGCCCTGCCTTGACGTAGCCATTGGCCTCTGCCCACTTCTGGGCAAACGCTTCCGGGTCTTCGTCACCAAGCTTGGCAATGCGTAAGGTTCGCTGGTGCTGCGTCACTACGAAGTCGTAAGGATCGGGCTGACGTTGGATTGACTGCCAAATGGCCGGATTGTTCTGCAGTTCCTGCTGCAGCCACTCCTCGGCGGCTTTGACCTTCTCTTGGCCGTGGTGACGTACTGCCGCCACAAGGCTCGCGTTTGTGATTGCGTCCCAGCGCACTCTTTCGATGCGCTCGTTCAACTGACGTTCGAAGGCTTCTGGATCCGCTAACGGGTCCAGAGGCTGTTGCGGCTTGCGTTGCGCTTCCGCTTCTCGGCGCTTGTACTCTTCAAGCTCACGCTCGAATTTCTGGCGCTTCTCTCGTTCGTCCAGAACTGCGGCTATCGGGATGTATCCAGCGGGTGGCTGTACGGGCGCACTTGCCGGCTGCGATAGCGTAGGCTCTGTTGTTGGGGCTTCCTGAACGGGCTGCGATACAGCAGGCGGCTCAGATACAGGCGGCTCCGATGTCATCGGGGCGGGCTGTGAATCTTCACTTTTGGACGCAAAACGTCCCGCGTCGTCCCTGGGTTGATCCAGAAACGCAAGTTTGTCCTCAGTCATATGTTCCCTTGAATGCGGCCGAGTAAGCCCGCCGTCGGCTATGCAACGCCCTTAAGGATGGCGGCTCCTATGCTGCCAGAAGCAGCAATTCTTCTTCGTCCTCTTCGTCGCGCTGCCGTTTGGCTTCCGCTCTGACGAGGGCGTAAAACTCGTTGATCTCCCTGAGCGCCTTTTGCATGGCGTCCAGTTCGTTCAGTGTCAGCGCGAGACGTGCAGCCTCTAGCGCCTCTTGTGCCTGTTCCTGCACCCGCTCCGGGGCTTGGACCAGTTGAGGGGTGGCAACCTCCTCGATGAACTTGACAACGTCCCTGCGTTGGTCACGGCGCTTGTTGCGCTTCTTGTAGAAGTACGGGTCCCAGCCGCCCTTGCCGCGTGTCTCTTCGGCAGTGTCTTCGACCCCGACCAGCGAGCCCGTGAGACTGCCAGAGCCAGACAGGCTCGCAGACATCGCGCCGGGGTTCTGTTCCCCACCCTG